TAACAGCTAGTCCGTTTGTTGGTGATGAAGAAGATGAAGTACCAGCTCCTACTGCTCCAGTAGAAGCGGCTAAACCTGCTGCTAGTGTTAAAGCAGAAGATATTTTAGCACAAATCCGTAATCGTCAAAAAACGCAATAAGCTCTTGTGGGTAGGGGTCAATAAGATCTCTACCCTTTTTCAATTTAAAGGATTTCCATTATGGCAACTAAACCATTCGACGTATCAAAGTTTCGCAAAAGCATTACAAAAAGCATTGACGGTATTAGCGTTGGCTTTAATGATCCAAGTGATTGGATCTCAACAAACAATTTCGCATTAAACTATCTTATTTCCGGTGACTTTAACAAGGGTGTTCCCTTAGGCAAGGTCACTGTATTTGCCGGGGAATCTGGCGCAGGTAAATCATTTATCTGTTCGGGTAACTTGGTAGCCAATGCACAAAAGGATGGCATCTATGTTATCTTGATCGACTCAGAAAACGCACTTGACGAAAAGTGGTTACATGCACTTAATGTTGACACCAGCGAAGATAAGTTACTTAAACTTAACATGGCCATGATCGATGACGTGGCTAAGATGGTTAGCGAGTTTGTTAAAGAATACAAAGCAATGCCAGAAGATCAACGTCCTAAAGTATTATTTGTAGTTGATTCTTTAGGCATGTTACTTACACCTACAGACGTTAATCAATTTGAAGCAGGCGATATGAAAGGTGACATGGGTCGTAAACCTAAGGCACTTGCATCGTTAGTTCGCAACTGTGTAAACATGTTTGGTAATTTAAACTTAGGTCTAGTTTGTACAGCACATACCTACGCAAGTCAGGATATGTTTGATCCTGATGACAAGATCAGCGGCGGCCAGGGTTTTATCTATGCTAGTTCTATCGTTGTGGCTATGCGTAAGCTCAAGTTAAAAGAAGACGAAGATGGTAACAAGGTGTCAGAAGTAAATGGCATCCGCGCCGCTTGTAAGATTATGAAAACACGCTACGCCAAACCGTTTGAATCGGTACAAGTTAAGATTCCTTACGAAACTGGAATGAATCCTTACTCAGGCCTGTTTGACATGTTTGAAGGCAAGGAATTGCTAAAGAAAGAAGGCAATAGCTCGGTATATACATTGTCAGATGGCACAGTTATTAAGAAGTTCCGCAAAGCATGGGAACGCAACGATGACAACTGTCTTGATAAAGTAATGGCTGACTATACAGCTAACCCACACCAGAAAGTTATTCCGGTAGTAGAAGTAGTTAACGAAGAAACTGGCGAAATTACAGCAGAGGAAACAGCAGAATGAGCATGGACGTAGAGGTATTAATCGAAGCGTATACTATTTTAAAACAGTATATTCCTGCAAAAGATCGACAAGAGGCTGTTGATAACCTAATGAGTGTTATGGTTGACATGCTCAGTGATGAGGAGTTGGCTAACTTTGGTGGCACTGATGGTACTACCAAAAAGGCACTTAAAGAATACTCGACAGACGACGATCTTAATGAGGACGACGGCGAAGACTGGTAATGACCGACCGTAGTTATTATTGTTCGATGAAGTTCAAGTATTTAAAAATAGATCTTGAATCAAAAACAACATATACATGTCATGCGGCAACTCCGCATGACGTGGACTTTGTATGGTTAAACAAAAATCCTGGCGAATTATTTAACAACGATATTAATGTATTAGAACGTGGAATGATGTTACGCAACGAACGTAATGATAGTTGCGAGCAAAACTGTTGGTCTGCAGAAGATCGTGGCGCTGTTAGCCCAAGACTCTATCAAGACGGCACAGAACAAACACATACAACAATTCAAACAACCCCAGAGATCATTGATTTAACAATTGGCGGAGATTGCAATTTAACTTGTTCGTATTGTTGCAAAGAGTTTAGTAGTGCATGGCGCCGCGACATAATAAGTAATGGTGATTATCCGTTAAACGATTTACGCTATAGTGCTAACATCAAAGACCGTGCATTGCTAAAAATTAGTCAACGTGAATTAAAGAATACTAAACAGTACCAAACACTATTAAATGAAATACAATTAGCTTCGCCTACACTAAAGACATTGACTGTAACTGGCGGCGAGCCATTACTTGACAATAGTTTAGTGGAAATATTAACAAACTTACCATTGCCTGGTTCTTCGGTTATAGAAATATACACAGGATTAGGGGTCGATTATAAAAGATTTACCAAGATTGTAGAAAATCTTAAACAGCTTAATAATTTGTTAATAATAGTTAGTGCTGAATCAATCGGTGAATTTTTAGAGTTTAATCGTTACGGTAGTGGTTGGGAAGATTTCAAAAAGAAAATAGACCTGTTAAAAGAGCAAAAGATCAATTTTAGATTCCATTGCACATTAACAAATTTAACGCTGTTTGGATTTCGTCAGTTCTTTGACTATTTTAACAAAGAGCGTATAATAGTAACTTACGCATACCAGCCTGAGATGATGGCGCCGTATGTACTAGATTCAATAAGTAAACAAAGTATACAAAAAGATATTGAAACATTACCTGCACATATCAAGGATCCAATTTTGAAGTCAATGGCAACAGATCCAACAGAGCAAGAGCGTATAGCTATTAGCACATTCCTTAAGGAGTTTGTTGCCCGTCGTGCAGATATTTCAATGGGTATATTCCCACAATCATTTTTAAATTGGCTGGAACTATAAATGTGGTATAATAAAGTCGTAGCAAGCCTAGGTGCAATTCCGGATTTTATTGATTACTATGATCATGAACTAATTGCCGCCAAATCGCATATCAAGATCAACGGCAAAGTTGAAAAAGAATTAAGCAATCTGCCGGGCGAGACTGAACATCGCTTTAATCAACTACAAGAGATTGAAGCAGTCTTAGAACATCTTAATATACAGTTACGCAAGATTAGACAAAAGCATTATAAGAAGTACCTAGAAGCATACGCCAGAGCATTAACTAGCAGAGATGCAGAAAAGTACGCAGAAGCTGAAGATGAAGTTATTGATATGGAAACAATCATCAATGAAGTAGCACTATTGCGTAACAAGTGGCTAGGTGTTATGAAAGGCATTGAGTCAAAGAACTTTATGCTGGGACACGTAGTCCGTTTGCGTACAGCAGGAATGGAGGATATTACTATATCATGATAGATTGGAAAGAATATGCAGATCAACTATTAGCAGAATTTGATCTTTGTTGCCGAGCTAAACCTAAACATGATGCAGTAAATATTCAATTGGATAAAGATTCTTGCTCTAAATTTGCATATCACTTGGCTACTCAACGTAGCTGGGGAACAGATACAGAAATTGCTGAATCATGCCATCAACTTGAACCTAGACTCAATAAATTAAAAGAAAAACTAGTAATGGAAATATTAACCAATGGCCCTGTTTAAAAACTCATATGATAGTCATGCCCATAGCTTAGGCATTTTAAATTTACTATGCGAATATGATAGTTTTTTAGATAACTTATCTGTAGTAGCTGACCTAGGGTGTGGCGGCGGGCTAGATGCAAAATGGTGGGCAGAGTTAACCACAAGAGATGATCCGCCAGAACCGCACAATTATCTTGTGTATGCAGTTGATCAAAATACAAATCAAATTGAGCCCGAAGTTCGTGGGATTCCAAACATTACTATAATCGAAGGCGACTTTTCAGAAAGAATTATTCCTAGACAAGTTGACCTAATGTGGGCACATGATTGCTTTCATGAGTCCAGGGATCCATTTAAAACTTTAGCTACATGGAAGTCAACTATGACGGTAAATGGTATGCTAGTGTTGAGTGTTCCTCAAACTACCTACTGGGATCATTCATACAGTAGACTAATCGTAAGTAACCATAGTCATCAGTATTACAGTTACAACATATTAAACTTGATGTACATGTTGGCAATTTCAGGGTTTGATTGTAGAGATGCATATTTTTATCGTAAACCTAATACACCGTGGCTATATGCCGCAGTATATGCCAGCGAGCATGGACCATTATCTGCTAATGCGTCGTGGCACGATCTAGCCGAGCGTAATTTAATTAACGACAGCATCATCAACAGCGTAAACAAATATGGTTATGCCCGTTTAGAAGATACTATAGTACATTGGTTAGACAAAGACAACTATTTAATCACAAACTAATATGAAAATTGTAATTGTAACTGGTGGATTTGATCCTATACATTCAGGGCATATTCGATATCTTAATGCTGCACGAGAACTAGGTGATTGGTTACTAGTTGGCATCAACTCTGATGCATGGCTAGAGCGTAAAAAGGGTCGTGCATTTATGCCTTTTGATGAACGTGAAGCAATACTGTATAACATAAAGTCGGTGGATGCTGTCCGTGGGTTTGATGATGCAGATGGCTCGGCGTGTGACCTACTTGAGTGGACAAAGAAAAACTTTCCCTACGCAGAAATCATATTTGCTAATGGCGGTGATCGTACTCAAGAGAATATTCCCGAAATGCGAGTAGATGGTATTACCTTTGCATTTGCAGTAGGTGGTGAAGATAAGGCCAACAGTAGTAGTTGGATCCTTGAGGAGTGGAAAGCACCCAAGACTGTACGCTCATGGGGATATTACCGTGTATTGCATGAAGTTGAAGGCACCAAAGTTAAAGAGCTTACAGTTGAACCAGGGCAAACGCTTAGTATGCAACGACATGCAGACCGTAGCGAGTACTGGATTGTAACAGAAGGCGAATGTCAGGTAGCCAACGGGACTGATACTACAATCGTACGCAAGCACCAAACGGTACAAATAGCAACCGGAAATTGGCACCAGCTAAGTAACCCCTTTACAGTACCCTGCAAACTAGTAGAAATACAGTATGGCGCACGTTGCGTAGAAGAAGATATAGAGCGTAAATAGTGTTAACAAAACTAATTTAAAACGCTTATTTAATCAGCCCAAAAATACAAACTATAGTATAATTACATTACGGTACAGAATTAGCTGTACTTAAACTATAGCAAAGGTAATAAATACATTATGCGTAATTTAATCAATCTACTAGAAGATTCAGTAAGCCAGTTAAAGGCTGACATCATTAAACAAGTTAAAAAAACCGACGATGAAGAATTGTTGGACCGTATCTTTACGGTACTCAATAAGAGTGGGCTGTCGGACCGTATTAGCGGAACACTAGAACGGGAAACTGATACAGCAGGTTATGTGGCAGATTTAACACAGATCATTATCGATGCTCCGGGCACATATCAAGAAAAGCATGATTTTATTAACGGATTTCCAACAGGATATGTTGATGTTAAATTAATGTTATCTGGAGAACGTGTTAAATATTCAGATTTATTAACCGGCGGTACTTTTGTAACTCGTGTATTTGATAAATTAAAAAGAGTAACCTTTGGAACTGCTAAAGGACCAGGAGAATTTGGTCTTGCTGTTATGAGTCCGTATATTAGAATTACCGGTAAAGGCGATTTAAATATCGGTGACGATATTATTGAAGTTAAAGCAAGTGCTGGTAAAGAAGTATCAAGTGGCGGTGGCCGATTAGGAACGCCTGGTTTGTTACATTCAGACAATGTGGAAAGTATTATTGCCAAGCATCTAAACATCAATATGTCTCGTGCGATACCCGATGGCAATTTAAGTTTGAAAGGTTTAATTACATTAACTTCTAATGCTAAACCTGAAACTAGATCTAAATTAGGTAAAGAGTTGTTTGGGTACATCTTTAAAAATCAAATTTCAGTTAATAAATTAGTGTCGGCCTTTGCATCTGGCGATCTAGAAACTTTTAAACAAGAGTATATTAAAGCCAACTATGCTTTGTATCAAAAAGATTCAGGATTTACTGGAGTTATGTTAATGAACTTTGCACTAGGCGAATTGCAGTACTACCGAAATCCCGACGACATGATTCAACAAATTTACGATCCGGGTGTTTACTTGATTAGTAAAGATAAAGCTGCACAGGCTCGCCAAATTATCAGCCAAGTAACTTTGCGTCCTTTCAAAGAGCCACCTGTAGTAATTCCAGACCTACCACAAAAGGTAGCTGGAAAACGTGGACCGAACCAGGCCGCTATCACTCAACTATTCACAAACTATGCTACAGCCTGGGCACGAAAGAATGGTATTGCAGTCGATCAAGCGGGTATTGATGGTATTACTCACATTGTAATGCAAGGTAAGATGAATGGTCTGCAAAACAAAAGCATCGAAGCTCAATTGAAGAAAATGATCCCTGCTTTGCGTACACCGCCGGTAACACAAGCTACCCCACCTGTACGTGAACGCAGACCCGGCAGTCCTGAACGTCAACGCCGTACTTGACCTTTAACGATCAATAGTATATAATTGTTACTTAGTTGGGCCTTTAGCTTAATGGTAAAGCAATCGACTCATAATCGATGGAGTGAAAGTTCAATTCTTTCAAGGCCCACCAAAGATAAATAGAAACACGGGGATATGGCGTAATTGGTAGCCGCACTGGTTTTAGGTACCAGCGTCGCAAGACGTGTCAGTTCGAGTCTGACTATCCCCACCACACCACACCACACAATTCAATGATAACAGATATCACTTCAATACAGGGATTTTTCTACGGACTACCAGCCGAGTATGCGCTAGTAGATGCGCTATCCTATCGGATATGGATGGTAGATACTATACCCAACAACTTAATCAAAATTAAAGATGCTTTTGTATCAAAACGTAATTTTGTTGTAGTTGAATTATCCGATGACAAAAGTGTAGATAACAAAGTTGATAATAGCGTGATACTAAATTGGAAATTTATAAAACAATATGGTGTTGATTATTTTCTTGGTAAAGATTCGCTAGATGGGTTTCCTAATATTGTCAACGACGACGCATGGGCAGTAATAGACAATGTGACTTTCACTGACTTAGACCTTGATCTATATAAACAATTATTCTTATACCGTGATATTGTAGTGCGCTATGAAAATCCAGAGTCCAACCAATGTTTTTTTGATGACATAAATGATTATATTTCGCGTGGGTTAACAATAACCGACATGCACAATAATCTATTTGATTTAGCTAGTTATCTATATGCCCAACAATCTCCTGGCGAAGCAAGACACCTATTTGCAATTCTACCCCCGCACATGAAATATGACTAAATTGATATATCTTCGTGCGGATGAATTATATAAGCACGACCCTGAAATAATACACAATACAAAGGTGGGAAATTGGGTAGCCCCGCATATGGCAATTAGTTATGCTGGCGCATTTACACGTTCAAGATCTTGTGATGCAATACCTAATTTTGATTTTTTAGCGCCAGCTATATCTAAGATGCCAGGTGCCAGTGATCTTGGTAGTCTAGACTCTTTTGAACATGTATTTGATGAATTGATAGTCCGGTATTGCAACGAGTTTGCACAGCATAATAAAACAATTTATATATCTTGGTCTGGGGGCATTGATAGCACAACAATAATGACAGGTTTTTTACGAAATGCGCCCAAAGAAATACTCGAACGCATAATAATATTATGCAATGACGACTCTATTAAAGAAAATCCATATTTTTATCATACATTTCTTAAAGATAAGTTTAAACAGCAAATAATTAACACGTTTTTATTAGATGCCACTACAGTAAATACCTCTATAGTAATTGATGGAGAAGCTGGCAATCAATGCATGGGAAACAATATTATTGCTAAACTAGTCTTTGCAAATCAATCGGACATATTATTAACCCCATGGCGCAATGTACCAAATTTAAATCAATTACTAGCAATAGAAAACCGTTGGATTTCAAAGTGTCCTCAGCGATGGCCCAACATTGATACAGTGGTAAGTAATTGGGTGAATCGCCTGCTTGAAACTGTTCCTTACAGCCCTGTGGAAATTAATACCATATATGATTTGTTTTGGTGGGCAAACTTTGACATGAAATTTAATGAAGTGTTGTTAAGGAAGATTCCCGGCTATTCGTATAATTTAACAAATACAGATACTAAAACACTATGGGACGATGTTTTATTAAGACCGTTTGCTAGTAAAGAATTGCAATGCTGGAGCATGTTGAGCAAGGATCTACGTGCAGAAATGACCACAGTAGATTTAAAGTATTTTGCTAAAAAGTATATATTGGATTTTGACAACAATTATCATTATTTTGAGTATAAAACTGAAACTGGGTCGTTTGGCATTTCACATTTATCAAATTCGTCATTAGTTTTTGCAATAGACACAGATTGGAATAAATATACTTTGAAACGCCGGGAAGACAGACAATTCCTTGGTAAATTAATATTAGAGGATAATCTATGACAACTACCATAACCGCAGTATACAATAAACCAGATGCAACATTTGCATCGGGCGAAGAAGCATACGCAGATAAAAATTCAACATACTCAGCCGACGCGGTTGCTAGAATTAGCACTCTAAAAACTCAGCTTCTTTCACAAGGTGTGATGACAGTTCCTGAAACATATACTTGGGATCAAGCATCTGGCAATTTATCTATCAGCAGAATTGTATCAAATTCAGTTCAGTATTATTCTTCTATTAAACATCCGACTGAAGGATGGGCAGTAAATACAACTGATGTAGTTTTTCCACCTAATACAGGATGGACCTTTATGGGTACAACAGAAGTACAAAACCCTTAAATTGTAGTTAAATGATAAATGGGGTAAATTCCCGGTAATGTTGTTGTAGGTACCAGAGAACACCCTAACCCATCTGTTGGGCAAGTGCCAAAGTGAATGCACTTATGCGCTTGACAAGAATTTAATACAGCAACAATATTACCATCTTCGTCGAGTACATTAGCTTCGTTTAAAATGCCATGTGCTTGGTGCCATGCTTTACGTTGTTCTCTGTAGTTGGATCCAGGCTTCACTAAATCATCGAAGTATTCTGAAGCAGCTGCAATACTTACAAAAAATTTAAACATGTTAGTAAGTTGCCATTCCCCGGTAGCAAGTTTTTTAATAGAACGATCGTTAAGAACTGATGTTTGGTTAGACGCAAACGAACCTTTTTCTAAATGACGTTTTTCAATTGGGTCTTTAAATGCTTTTGCTTCCCATTTGTTTTCCACAGATCCATAGAATAGATTTTCTACAGGGTTGATATGTATATTTTCTAGTATGTATAACATAGCTCTATTTTCGTTTTATAGCAATATTTATGATATAAATACACTACACACGCAGTTTCCTTATAACTCCTGAAATTAAACAATTATGAAAAAATGGGTAGAATACCAATATAAGAATCAAATCATTGAATGGGAGTGGGATTACGCCCAGCATCCTATATGCAACCTTGGTGAAAAGTTAGCACCGCATTGTGAATATATTATTAACAGTTTTAAAGATGAAACATTGCCTGCGTTCTTTGAAAATGTATTCATACGTCCAGATTACATCAAGCGTACCAGTGCTACAACCGACGGTGAAGTAAGCGAAGATCAATTCAAAGCCTGGTTAGCAGAGTACTTTGATTTGGTGTCGGGGCACGGGCACAAGTATATTCGTAGTTTCGGCGAAAGCAATACTGCTATCTACGATATTATAAGCACCAACTTGGAATTAGATCCAGCATCGACTCGTATTCGTGTGCAAGTTGAAGAACCCGGGCATTATTTTATGATGCACCTGGATCGTCACAAGTATCAAGAATGGGAAGTGGATGATACTACCACAGCAGTCTACGACAAGAACCTGGACTTTCATAAGCACAGCATTTATATCATTCCTTTTCAGGACTGGGCACACGGGCAAGCAATTCAAATGGGCAACAAGTTTCTGCAATGGAAAGCTGGAGATGTATATAACTGGAACTTCCGTAACGTGCCGCACGGAACAAGCAACTTTGGATACGAAACAAATTTTATATTTGTTGTTACTGGTAATAAAATTAATCAAGGATAATTAATGTTGGACTTAACAACTGTATTAGCGTTAATGGCTACGTATTTTATTGTATGTGGTACACTTACCTGGGCATTTAGCGGAAAACTTATCAAGACAAAAGAAAACTTTTTGTTGGCCGGCAGAAAATTTGATACAGTTCGCGGCATGTTTAGTCTGACAGCAGCATGGACCTGGGCAACAGCCCTATTTGTAATTCCGCAACTGAGTTATCAGTTTGGATTTACAGGATTCTTCTGGGCACTTGGGATGAATACTGCCACCCTTGCTCTGTTTGGATTCGGTGCACACAAGATTAGAACATTGTATCCTACTGGATTTACATTTGCAGAACATATCAAAAATCATTATGGACGTGTAGCGCACAATACCTATCTTCTTGCATTTATTTTAATTGCTATTACAGCGTTTAGTATGAATATCTATGCCGGTAGTAAACTAATCGAGACCTTAACAGGATTAAACATGAACCTTGCTGCAGGGTTCTTGGTAGTTAGTGCTATTGTATTCTCTATTTTTCGAGGATTAAGAGGCACCAACGTTACAGAAATATTTAAGATGGTAGTTGTACTGGCAACTGCATTGATAATTGTTCCGTTGGTGTGGTCAAAGACTGACCTTGCTACCATTGTACAAGGTATGCACGGAGCCACAGGCCAGTACGGTGCGTTATGGGGCACTCCTGAAGCACTAACAGTATTTCTAACAACAGGTGTATATCTATTGTTTAGACATTTTAGTTTACCGTGGTCGGACAATAGCTTTTGGCAACGTGCGTTTGTTATTAATCCAACCAAAATTAAACGTACTTATTTTGCGGCCGCTGGACTATTCTTTATAGCTCCTGCATTATTTGGCACACTAGGATTTGTTGCTGCTGGTATGGGTATAACTCCTGCCAATGCACAATTAACCAATGTTGCTGTGATTGCAAAATTATTAGATCCGTGGGCCCTGGGATTGGTTGTGTTTATGTTGTTGACAGCATTGACCAGCATACTTGATAGTCAGATTACCAGTGTAACTACATTGATCAGCAATGACATCATTCCGCAATTTCGAACAATCGCAGAAGAACAGTCAATTGATGCAAGCCGCATTGCAACCGTGGCCATAGTTGGACTAAGCTGGTTGTTGGTAAACATTCCGGGTGTAAACATTTTGTATTTTGGATTCGTAACTGGCAGTATTTGCATGACATTCATTGTGCCCAGCATTGTAGCATTGTTTAGACCTGCATGGTTGCAACCGCGCAGTTTAGTCACAGGCATCTTGCTGGCCTTGGCCATGGGCGTACCATTATACAGCTATGCCAGTTTGAACAAAATGGTTAATTTAAGTTTGGTTGGATTCTTTACTTGTCTAATAGTTAGTGCTACAATTACACTCTTGGGCGGACTGGTTGAACGTCTATCCAGAGATGGTAAGTTTACTTTTGCACCTCCGAGCTACTAACAGGTTGACAGTAAAAGATAAATAACATACAATAGAACTATATTAAGTAACAAAGTTTTTACAAAAGGATAAATAAATTACTGATCGGCCAATAGGTGGTTGACAGTAAAAGCTCAATAAGCTACAATAGATATATTATGAAATTACAGAACTCTAAACAGTCCATACAACATACAGTCCAAACAGGCGTGTCAGCCTATTGGTCAGTAAATTGTGCACCGGCGATGTTTAGTAATCCTAGTAATTTAGATCGCGGAACAGAGATTAGAATTGGGGTCCATGAAGGATACGATGATTAAGTAACAAAATAATCATACAAACTTTAAGGACCCTGGATTAAAACCCCAGGGTTTTTTGTTTTTAAAGGATAAGGAAATGTTAGAAAAACGTAAGATTTTAGATAGTCAGTTTTTGCTAACATCGGAGCAGAAGGTTGCATTGGTGGAAGCAAAGATTGCCAGAGCAGAAGCATATATTAAGAGTTTAGCGGAACAAGCTCAACTACTTGAAAAAGCTCGAGCTCGTAGATAATAAGAATTAAGTGTTGACAGGGAACGAGATCCTATGCTACACTATAAAAAAGCATAAATGGGCGGAACTAAGGATGGAGCACCTAGTGTGGTGTGAAAAATCTAGTTATAGTAAAGTGCTTTGGAGGAGAAGAAGCCAATACATACGCAGGTTCTCTTATATAAGAACTGAAACAGCACCAGAGCATTTTACTATAAACAATGGAGAAGAAGCATCAATGGTGATGCAGTGGACTGTAAATCCGCCGCCTATGGCACGACTGGTTCGATCCCAGTATTCTCCACCAAGTATCAAAGAAGTATAAGTAATACAATGCGGAATTAGCTCAGCTGGTAGAGCACAACGTTGCCAACGTCGAGGTCGAGAGTTCGAATCTCTTATTCCGCTCCAAGTTTTATGGGGGCATAGCTCATTTGGGAGAGCGGCTGCTTTGCAAGCAGTAGGTGGTCGGTTCGATCCCGACTGTCTCCACCAAGTTTTACGAGTCTCAAGTGTTACGGTAGCACAGCGGCCTCCAAAGCCTCAGGCCGGGGTTCGACTCCCTGGAGATTCGCCAGAGTATTATGCGGGATTAGTTTAGGGGCAAAACAGCAGATTTCCAATCTTCGGTCATCGGTTCGATTCCGATATCCCGCTCCATACATTTTATTTTGAACCAGCGACATAAATCATAAATAATATTGGAGGTTCGATATGAAACAATGTCCTAAGTGTAATGCAGACCATAATATGAATGGTGCATACTGTAGTAGAAAATGTTCTAACAGTAGAACATTTAGCCCTGAAGCAATAGAAAAGAAGCGATTATCGAATGCAAAGTACTGGTATTCTTTAACCGAAGAAGAACAAAAAGCACTTGCCGCTGATAAACGTTCCAAGTACGATTACGATGATCAACAAAAACGTGCTGCAGAAACAAAACGTAAACAATCGTGGAGTCGCCCATACGAAGAAATGAGCAATGAATCTGTAAAGAAAAGATTACTACACGAACGTGGACACCGATGTGAAAAATGTGGAGTCGGGGAAAACTGGCAAGGCGAATATCTAATGGTAGAATTAGATCATATTGATGGTAATAATAAAAATAATAAAGTAGAAAATTTACGATTATTGTGTCCTAACTGCCATAGTCAGACTCCTACGTTCAGGGCAAGAAATATAAAGACAAATAAAAAAGTAGATGTTATACTACTAACTGAAGAATTAAAGAAACATAAATTTGCAAAGCCTGCATTAAAAGCATTAGGGTTCAATGATACCCCAGCTAATATGAGACTTGCAAATAGTATTTTAGTAACAATCAATTCCGAGCAAGCAAACACGGTGTAGGCGGCGGACTGTTAATCCGTTAAGCCTGGTTCGATTCCAGGGCTCGGAGCCAATTATAGATATGTAGCATAGTGGCTAATGCACCTCCTTCATACGGAGACTATCACTGGTTCGAGTCCAGTCATATCTACCAATCTATCGCGGGTTGGAGAAGGAGTATCTCAGGGGTCTCATAAGCCCCAGTCCCTGGTGCGATTCCAGGACCCGCAACCATAATAGGACTTTAGCTCAGTTGGTAGAGCGCCACGTTTACACCGTGGATGTCGTCAGTTCGAACCTGGCAAGTCCTACCAATTTTAATACGGCCCTCTTCTGTTGCTTAACTGAACAGCTTGAGGGTTTTTTATGCCCTCTTAGCTCATTAGGTAGAGCACCTGTTTTGTAATCAGGATGTGGTCTGTTCGAATCAGACAGAGGGCACCATAACAATCTCAGTGTAGGCAAGTGGTATGTCGCTTGGTTTGGGACCAAGACGTCGAGTGTTCGATTCACTCCACTGAGACCAATAACAATTCCGTCTGAGCGAGCAAGGTGTACGCGACTGACTGTTAATCAGTATAGAGTGTGGTTCGATTCCACAAGACGGAGCCATATATAGCCGGTTAGTTAAATGGTATAACGGACGCTTGATAAGCGTTTATTACAAGTTCAATTCTTGTACTGGCTACCAAAACAAAGGAAAGTTGGCCGAGTGGTTAAGGCAACGGTTTGCTAAACCGTCATTTCTAACGAGATGCATAGGTTCGAATCCTATACTTTCCGCCAAACAAAGGGTCTTTAGTAAAATGGAAATTACGTAACGCTACGGACGTTAAAGTGTGGGTTCGATTCCTGCAAGACCCGCCAATTTAAAATGAAAGGAGATCCTATCATGGATAGTGACAAGAGTGGTAAACAAAGGGGGTATAATTCAAAGGTAGAATAGGAGACTTTTAATCTCTCAATCAGGGTTCAAGTCCCTGTGCCCTCACCATATTAAAACACATTAGTCTAAAGGGTCACCCTCCACTTGGGAGTTTTGGGCGATTAGTGTGTTTCAATATGGTGCTTTAGCTGATGTGGTCATAGCGGCAGTTTGAAGAGCTGTTGAACGTGGTTCAATCCCACGAGGCACCACCATAGTTTCTATTGAGGTATAGTGTAATGGTAACACTACGCACTTTGACTGCGTCATTCTAGGTTCGAGTCCTGGTACCTCTACCAATTTATCCGATTGCGTAAACTTAATTGTAATTTAAGGCGTTATATATGTATGTCAAGACTATTACTACAAGTCAAAGAACTGCTCGGTAGAAACTTAGATGCTTATGAAATCGCTCATAGGTTACATGTTAGTATTGATCATGTGCAGACAGCAATTGACACTCTCTCCCAAATAATTTAAATACCTGCCCTTAGTACAATGGATAGTACAGAAGGCTTCTACCCTTTTGATGTGGGTTCAATTCCTGCAGGGCAGACCAAACCATGGTGACATTAGTGTAGAGGTTCGCACCCCGCTCTGTGAAAGCGGTAGTATGGGATCGTTCCCCATATGTTACCCCAATACCCAAGTGACGCAATTGGTAGACGTGTCTTCTTAAGAGGGAGAATGTTGTAGGTTCGAGTCCTACCTTGGGCACCAATGGTAGATAGCACTGGTGTGCGGCGGGGCCTTATAATTCCCGGAGATCGGTCAGATGGGCTGAAACGGCTAGGATCATAACCTAGATCTACTACCAAAAATATGGAGGGTTGGCAGAGTCCGGCCGATTGCGTTAGTCTTGAAAACTAAAGGGTGTAAAAGCTCCGTGGGTTCGAATCCCACACCCTCCTCCAGTTATGCACAGGTGCCCGAGAGGCCCAAGGGAACGGATTGCAAACCCGTAAAACCGTCAGTTCAAATCTGACCCTGTGCTCCACATAGTGTTGCTTTTTCACAACATACAGTAATTGACGGTTAATTCTCATTATTGTATAATAGTTGTATATTAAGTAATTAAGCTCATTAACAATTTATTGGCACTATATTAAAGCATACCGTAAGTAGTCGGGGGAGGCAAGTAAGCCCAGCGTGTTGGCACTAACGAAGCGACAGCGATACAGCGAAGCGACAGTGATGTAGGTTCGATTCCTACCAAGTATGTTTTAATATGGTTGTCCAATAAAGATCATAATGCTATAATACTTGTATAGTAATTAAAGTTCATTAACAATTTGAGTAGAATATTAGCACCCTGGGAAGGGTTACTATATTGAAACGTATTAGTGGGGGCAGATAGTTATGCCTAGGGCGCCCGTATACAAGATACATTAGTGTGTTTCAATATAGTAAGTAATGATATAATAAGGACTAATTACCCTTTGCGTATGACCTTAAAGCTCCTGGTAGAACTTGAGCGTGGGCCAGGAAGGTACTCAACATTACATGCTATTTCAAATTTGCGATGTTAGCTCAGTTGGTTAGAGCGCCGGCCTGTCACGTCGGAGGCCAGGGGTTCAAGTCCCCTACGTCGCGCCAAGTTTGCTCTGTTCGTCTATCGGTTAGGACATCTGGTTTTCATCCAGGCAAGAGCGGTTCGATTCCGCTACAGAGTGCCAAATTTTTGGGATAGACGGTTGGATGAGTCCTAAGTAACGTGCAAGCAGTACGAAACAAATTTAGCGTGAAATAAAGATGAGCTCTCCTTCTCGAGACAAATATAGCAGACGTCAGCGCATTACTGCTATATTCCCAAAAACCTTTTACGTTTGTATAGTGGCTACAATGGAACAACACTGAACTTGTTATGATGCCGGTCGACGCAAGAGGTGCCATGAAGAGTCTGGGCTACCGCAGGTTCAAGCACTGAATACAAACACCAGTTTCGCCCATAACGGATTTGACTAACTCGCCCTTCTAGCCTTGTGCAACGTGATGGGAAGTGATTTAAGGAGTAAGTCGTCAACAGACCCCTAGGAGCCAATCGGCGGTCAAGTTCTTAACCTAGTAAAATAAACAAGAGTGAGTTCTGCCAGTAACTTTCACAAGGAGAAGAGTGTAGCCTTGCTACCACTCAACTGGCACCTAATTTAACGAAAGGAGTTGGTAATGGAATTATTTGTACAATACAACGAAATCTGCACCGACTCTTATCGTGAGGACAAAGAGTACGGTGATTGGTCTGAAACATGGGATTACGAAGTTAAAGGTATCAGTATATCAAGTCGTGGCCGTTGGTCAGGATTAGCGTATGACGAAGAAAAGATAAATGTTTCGTTTGAAGCAGAAGCAGGTACTCCTTTGTATATCCTTTGGATGACTTACGGATCCGGGGATAGCTTTGGGCACGGCGATGGATATGGCGAGATCTTGTGGGTATTTAAAAACGCAGATGTTGCCGAACGAGCATTGGCGGCTTTCCAGGCAGACACCGAGCAGTATTCAATCCCAGTTAAAGACGATGAAGGTAACACAGTTACGCTACATAACCCGGGTTCGGGATACTTCGAATCGGTCAACTCTTTACAAGTTGATACATTTTTATTAAGCATATAAAGAAAGGAGCATAATATGCCAGCAGTATTTTTAGTTAGCGATACGCACTTTGGTCATCATGGTGTATGTCGCTTCACACGCAACGATGGTATTACAAAACTTCGCCCGTGGGATGATCCTGCGGAAATGGATGAGGCCATGATTACAGCATGGAATGACCGGGTTAGACCCAACGACAAAGTCTATCACTTAGGCGATGTTGTTATTAATCGGAAAGCGTTAAAAGTTTTATCCAGACTTAACGGCGACAAAGTTTTAATTCGTGGTAACCACGATATCTTTCGAGATGACGAATACCGTCAATACTTTAGAGAACTTCGTGCCTACCATGTTATGAACGGACTTATTCTTAGTCACATTCCTATTCACGAAGAAAGTCTTGGTCGCTTTGGTTGCAACATACACGGACATACTCACGCCAATCGTGTTATGAAAGATGGCGTAATTGATCCACGCTATCATGCAGTATGCGTAGAGCAAACTGACTGGGCACCGATTCTTTTTGAAGATGTATTAAAAAGGATTGAAGCAGAAGGCGGTACTGTGGGATTCAGGAACAGTAACGGTCCTGCAATGTAATAGTCCTGGACACGCGGACTTTAAAACGAGGTGGGTGTAGGTGGAATCCCTACATTAATCTAATAAATTGACAGTTTACCACGTATACAATGTACGTAGGTAGTTTGATCATTGAGTATTTCTTGCTTTGATACACAAAACGGTTTATTAGCAACTGGTATAGTACTATCTCCGATATAATAAAATGGAGTTTGGTATTGTTTAAGATCACTTACACAGTTACGATAGTATTGAAAGTATCTGCTGTCAAGATTTGTTTTTAAATAATCTACGCCAGCTGTCCAAGTTGCATATAAATCAGTATCTTTAAAATTTGTAAAGAACCATGTATCCATCTCTGCATTAATAGCAGTAGTACTCTTAGCAGTTTGGAAGGTATTAAAATCGTAGTCAGAATAGATGATAGGTTTGAGAATTTGTTCTCGGAATGTGCGAGTACTATAATCATGGTTGGGCCATTGCAGGATATGACTCATGGCATAGTGTGCCGGCATACTAAACCAATTCTTAATCATGTGTGCCTGTTTAGCCAGTAACTCGCAAGCATCGGGTGACCAGTAGAAGAATTCGTTGGTAATATTGGTGTAGTCACCAATCTCGGGGTGATTATTGCTTGCTTGACTATCAACAAAATACATAAAGAATTTACTGTCCTTGATACAAACCTTGGGTTTGTCAATGCCGAAAACAACAGCAATACGCTTGCCGGTGTCAGCCAATTCTTTATCTATTGTGTGCTTATGCACATGACCAGGATGTATATAGTGTCGTGTTTTGTAAATCCAATTTTCATCATTGGTTTTTTCATTGACTATGTTATCGGTAAAATCGTGTACAGTAACTTTAACTTCTGGATAATTAGTTTTGATCCAATTTAATAATGGCTTAGCTGCAAATTCCCATTCACTCAAATGATTTCGACTTTCGGTATCCCACGGATTATTTGATACATCCTTAGAACCTTTTTCAGGATATCGAAATACAACTTCATCTAATCGTATGCCATTTAATAAAAACGCATACGCTACAGTGGTACTATCTGCGCCGCCGCTTAGTTCTAACCGTATGTAGTCATACTGGTCGCGCAACTGTTGAGCACGTATGCGGTACAATTCATTTAATGGAACATTAGGTTCTTCGTGCCACGGAAATCGAATAAAAGTATCTTCGTTGAATAACCAGCGAACAGGATCGTTATTAAGTCCGCCTACATCACCCGGTTGTTTAGACCCAACGAGCATGGCCTGGTTCTTGTTGTAATAAATTTCGTTATTAACAACATAGTAACCTAATTTTTTATTTGGTTCAAAGCGGACTCCGCCGGCAGAGGTATGTTCTATTTTGGTTGACATTGTGGTGGTTTACTACTTAGATACAACTATTTATTAAGTAACCTGCTATTAATAAAATATTTAATTAACCATTGACACAAATACAAAATTGTATTATACTAGCTACTTAATTAACTAAAGGAACAAAATGTCAAAATATCACAGTCGTCATGAACACCTAGACGTGGAGAAATGCGTTAAAGAGTCCGGCGGTAATAAGTTTGAGTTGATTATTATGGCTGCTCAACGTGCCCGTGAAATTAAAGCAGGCAATTCACGTAGTATTCATATGGAACACCATCACGGTGTTATGACAGCATTGTTAGAAATTCAACACGGAAAAGTAGATCAAGAGTACTACAAAAAGATTAAATAAGTTTAATGCGACTGTGGAGAAATTGGTATACTCATCAGACTTAAAATCTGACGCTTCACGGCATGGCGGTTCAAGTCCGCCCAGTCGCACCAATAATAAAGGGAAAGTATGTCAAAGCAAAAAAATACAATTGATCGAGCATACGGTAACATTCCTAAAGAAGTTGGTCCTGGCGATATATTCGACTGGTTCCCTACATACCGTGGTTTACGGTATTATTGGTATAAGTTAGTAAGACAAGTAACAAGATAAAAGTAACGGAAGCGTGGCCGAGTGGCCGATGGCACCTGCCTACTAAGCAGGCATACGGGCAACTGTATCGTGAGTTCGAATCTCACCGCTTCCGCCAAGTAGCAATAAGTTTGGGCATATGGTGTGGCGACCATCTGATACATGTGGGAGTATGAGTAACAGTCGTAGGACCGGCCCCGTGGCACTGATACTGCAATTTCGGATACTTCCGAGGGTACAAGTTATTTTAAAACTGTGAAAGTGTTGCTAGATCCCGTGAAAGAGCCTGCGAAGGCGAGCCTTATTGGTTGGGTAGCTCCCGACTGGCATTGCGGTCCACTGTCGAAAAGCAGATTTTAGTATGCCCAAATTTATTGATATTTTGGTTATTTTATTCAGATTCATAAATAATACTATACAATCGTATCACACGAAACTGGAGAATCCCCAAATGAGTCAAACAACAAAAATCCGCTGGCTAATTGCACATGAACCTGTAAAGCTATTTTTACGTACAGCTGAAGCGTTTAGTGCTAAAATTGCTGAATTAACCGATGGCAAATTTGAAATAGAAATTTTCACACCATCCCATTATTTTGAGCAAGCTAAACTTACTGGCTACGAAAACAACCTAGGTAACTTTTACCGTGATAACGGTCCTATCATCGAAATGGAACAAGGCAACATTGAAATTAGCCAAGTTCATATTAATGAATTGGCCATGTGGTGTAATACAGATTTTTGGGCACTTGAAATGCCATTCTTATTTCGTGATCATGAACATGCAAGTCGCGTATTTGAAGGACCAATTGGTAAAGGCCTATTGGGTACTATTGAAGAAACAAGCCCGGCTAAAGGAATGGCATTTACTTACAGTGGCGGATTCCGTTGTGTAGTATCAGAAACTCCGATCAACGACATTAGTGATATGAAGGGGTTAAGCTATGCAATTAATACAAATCCTGTAGCAGTTGATACTGTACTTGCACTTGGCGGTGTTCCTGAATCTTTCTCTATTAGAGATTATGTAAAGAAAGTTACAGAAGAAGGTTTTAATTCTACTCTTTTAGAAACAACTATTCCACGTTACCTAGCACAATTCCAAGGTACAAATAAGAAGCATCTTATCAACACAAAACACAGTTTGTTCCTGACTAGTATTATTATCAGTAAAGCATTCTGGGAATCATTGGACGCAGTTGATCAAGCAGCGTTTGAAGAAGCAAGTATGTACGCAAGTCAATTAGAACGTCAATGGTCAGTTGACGACTCAGTTGAATTTGCTGCTAAAGATAATCATGACGATATCGGTGTTACTTATCAAGAACTAAGTGATGTTGATACAGCTAAGTTCAAAGAACTAACTGCTCCCTTGTATGACAAATATCAACATTTCTTCCAACCTGGATTACTGGACGGTATTATCAAATCGTAATTAAATGGTAATTGATTTTCAACAACAACTAAAAACTGTAAAATTTAAAGGACTGCACAATTGTAATGATTATGCAGATCTTTTTGCTGGCCGCAGAACAGTAGTCTTTTCTTTACCCTTGCCGGCAAATGTAAATTCGTGGGACCAGATAAAGAGATACGAAACAGCTTACAAAGAATTAAGTAATGCCGGTGTAGACCAAATCTGTGTAGTAAGTGATACTTCATTTTTAATTCCCTATGTTGAATATCACGGCCCGCATATTATGCCGTTGGTAGATACAACAATGCAATTCACTGCACTAGTTAAAGACTATGCAGAATCATCAAAAGATCTCAATGAGTTATCGCATTTATGGCAATACGTTATTGTTTTAAACGATGGTGTTCCGGAAAAATTATTTAATAATCCGTTAATACCCAACATGCCATTTAAACTTTATTGTAAACCTGTATATCAATATTTTAGATTAGGTCCAGATAGAGTAGCAAAATATTTACTTGACAATGCCAAGTGAAATAAGTACAATATAGTTTTAATGCCCTTATAGCTCAGCTGGTAGAGCGCAACATTTGTAATGCTGATGTCCCGTGTTCGAATCATGGTGGGGGCACCAAATAATTCAATGTCAAAGAAAAAACCTGAACCTATTAAACCAAGAACCACATGGGGTCAGATGCTAACCAAAGAAGAACTATTAGCATTACTAGATCGAATAGAAAAAAAACAACTAGCGAGAAAAGAAATGGCAGAAGAAGCTAAAAAATCTAAGAATCCTTTTATCAATGCGGCCAATGCCGCCAAGGCTATAGCAGCCAATCCAAAAGTGCCTAGTACTACAACGGCACAAGTGCAAAAGGCCAAATCTGGTCCACAAGTCAGCACAAACAAACCAACAAAAAAATCAGCAGGACGCGGCAGATGAAGCCAAAGTTAGCACAAGCCTATATGAAGACTGCGGAAACATTCGCAGAGCTTAGTCATGCACGTAGATTGCATGTAGGTGCTATTGTGGTCAAGGATGATCGCATTATTAGTATTGGATATAATGGTATGCCTTCGGGCTGGGACAACGACTGTGAGAATAAAGAATATTCAAGCGGTGACGAGGGCGGTTGGTTAGCTCCAGAGGAAATTCAGGAAAGTTGGCCACACGAAGAATTAGTCCATGAAACGCAAAGTGACGATACAGTATGGACACATACACGTCGATTCAGACTTAAAACAAAACCTGAGGTACTTCATGCTGAAACCAACGCCATTGCGAAACTGGCAAAATCAAACGAAAGTGGTCTTGATGCTAGTTTATTTGTTACTCACGCTCCTTGTATGGATTGTGCCAAACTTATATACCAAAGTGGCATTTCTACTGTTTACTATCGGAATAGTTATCGTGAGTCTACAGGACTTGATTTCCTACGAAAATCTGGTGTAGAAGTAATCCAAAGTTAAATACATCTGTAGTTTACCATTTGACATATACTCTAAATATATGTTAATATCAATTTAATAGTATTACACTATTACCCGTTGTACAATAATTAAAAAGGAGAAGTAAAATGAAAAAGCTATTAATAGCTCTATTAGCAGTAACTGGGTTTAGCCTCGCGCAAGCCCAATCAAACGTAACCGTGTACGGTTTGTTAGACGTAGGTTATATTGGTACTAACTATAAGGGCGTTGGTACTTCGGCTACATCAAGTCAAAATACAAATGCCTTTGGGAATAGTGCCGAACAATCGAGTCGATTAGGCTTTAAAGGCAGTGAAGATTTAGGCGGCGGATTAAGTGCAATCTTTACTGTTGAGACAGGATTAAATCCGTCTGACTCAACCGCAAGTACATTTAACAATCGTCAATCATTTGTTGGCTTCCGTCAAAACGGTATTGGTCAAGTTGCAGTGGGTACTCAGTACACCCCGATCTTTAATGCAGTAGCATTAACAGATGCAGGTCAAATGAACAACTTAGTCGGCGATGCGATCTATGCATCGAATCCACAAAGTAACGGCAATAGTGGATCTGGCCCATATGCTAACAGCACTTCTAGCTCTAGTTCAAGCGATGCATTTACAGTTCGTGTTTCAAATTCGTTAACAGCAACAACTAGTAACTTTGAAGGGTTTACTGGTACTGCGTTGCTGGTTGTAAACAATCAAAATGCAACACAAACTAGTTCTACTTCTGGTGGTACTAACAATGCAAGTGGTTGGGGCTTAGGTGCTAACTACGAATGGGAAAAGTTATTAGTAACAGCTAACTACCAAGCTCTTAAGAGTTTCCAGTCAGCAGCTACGTTAACAACACCTGCTCCTGCATTGTGGACTGGTGCCGCAGGCGGAACAAATACACAAGACAATCAAACATACGTTGCTGCAACATATGACTTTGGTATCTTGAAGGCCTACGCTCAATACATCAACCGTAAAGCTACTGATACTTTGAACACAGGTTACTATGCTCAACGTAAAGCTGAACAAATTGGTATCCGTGGTAACATTACACCAAATATTGATGCATGGTTATCAGGCGGCTTAGGTAAAGTAACAGCGTTTGGCGTAGGCCAACCAGTTGCTAATTTTACAGCATTTCAACTTGGTTCTAACTACTGGCTAAGCAAGCGTACAAACTTGTATGCTATCTATGGTCAGACACAAACATCAAGCGTGGCATCAGCAGGTAGCAATCCAGCACTTGCAGGTAGCAACTATGCGTTAGGTGTACGTCATACATTCTAATCCAAATTTTGGATAGATAATTAGCCCACTTCGGTGGGCTTTTTGTTGACTTTAATTTCTTGATACTGTATACTAGCTACTAGTTAACCCCTATTGGAGTATTACAATGTTTGAATCATTAGAAATCCGTCGTGCCGCAAATGGCTTTATCTTAGTAGTTACCACTGAAGAAGATGCTAAAGAATTTGTTTACGATACAGAACGTAAACTTGTGCGAGTTGTTAAACAATACCTAGGTGAACGAGTAACTACACAAGAAGCCGAGTAATGAATTCGTTTGACGTATTTGATACACTACTAGCACGTAGATATTTTACTAGCGATCCAATTTGGCATCATCTATCTGCTGAATTTAATTTGCCCGACTTTGTTCAACAAAGAAAAGCCGCTGACACTGGCGGACGTTCGTATGAACAAATATACGATTATCTAGTTGACACCAACGCTATCGCCGCAGACCAGCGTAATGTTATTGCTACTCGCGAACTCGAACTAGAAATTGAAACTTCTTTTCCGATACAAAAAAATATAGATAGAGTTAAGGATGGAGACATTCTAATTTCTGATATGTATTTGCATGGTAGTGCTATTTTACAATTTGTACGTAGCATTGGCCTTACCAAGCAAGTAACAATATATCAAAGTGGCGGCGACAAAAGCACCGGGGATATATGGCGTCGTATGCAACATTGCAAGCCTGGTATACATCTAGGTGACCATACTAACAGCGATGTAGCGCAAGCTCTTGCACATAACATCAACGGTGAACTATATCTAGGCACACACTTTAACGACTATGAGCAAGATCTGTTTAGTAATAATTTAAAAAATATTGCCACACTTGCAAGAGAAGCGAGGTTACGTAGTGGTTCTGCGACAAATGAAGTATTCTCAGATTTATCTGCCAGTTTAAACTTACCTTTTTTGTTTATTGCTAGTGAGTTGCTGTATAGAAAATATCAAGCACGTCCCATAGTATTCCTTGGCAGAGATTGTCAGCTATTACATAAGATATACAATGAGTATTTTGAACTAAGCTACTATACACCTTTCTCACGCAAGGTTGCCTACACAGATCCTGCATTAGCTCTAGCATACTTACACAGACATAGTGCGCCTAACGCAGTTCTAGTAGATATTTCAAGCACTGGCGGCACATGGCAAAAACTTGATCCCATTGATGTTGAAGTATTAATCTACTCAGACCAAAGTTATTACACTCCTACTAAGCCAACTCTACCTGCAACCTTTAGCTACCTTACTACTAATACAGAAATTGGACAGACTAACTTATTGCTAGAAGTATTTAATTGCGGCGATCACGGACATTTAAATCGTGTAGAACAATTTACAGATGGTATGTTCCATGCAGAGTTTGGTACTCCCGAACTAGATAAAGACATTGTTAATGCTATACACCGTCCTGTATATCAAGCGGTAGCATTGTCTAGTATATATAAACAAGCAATTAAGAATGAACTTGCTGGCCTACCTCATGATCAGCTTATAGAGTTTTTCCGATATTGCACAAGTAGCTTATGTGTTCGTACAGATTTGTATGCACTATTAGGCGACTTTGTTAATCAAGAAACAACCTACTTGGATCAATTTACAAATGGATAAAATAGTTAATAGTTTTGTATACCAGCGTATACTAGAAACAGGTATGCCGAACCCAAACATACCTGCATACTTAACAGCAACCTATAGTCAATGCTATGAGGACATTATAGTCGAAGGATTATTACGGGCACACGTAAAAATACACGGAAGTCCTGAATCTATCGCTTTTGTGGAAATCGGTGCTAATCATCCTGTATGCACAAGTAGTAGTTATTTACTAAAAGAAAAGTTTGGAATACAAGCATTCCTAGTAGAAGCAAATCCAAAATTGATTCCGGCGTTGCAACAATTCCGCCGTGGGGATATTATTATTCAAGCGGCAGTAGTTGACACAGACGAGCCCACGGTAGACTTTTACATTAGTGCCAATAATGAAACAAGCAGTCTAGATGATAAATTTGTTTCAATTAGAACACCAGGAATCGATGAAAAGATTACAGTACCGACTATCAGGGCCAACGAAGTATTAGCACGTGCAGATTCAGAAATGATTTTGTTAAGTGTAGACGTCGAAGGATATGACTTGCGTATTCTACAAGATATTGATTGGGTAAAATACAAACCATTTATTCTTATTGTAGAACCAAGTGAAGATTATAGTCCGGGTAGTACGCAAAGTATCATTGACTTTATGCTTGCTAACAATTATAATTTAGTAGCAGAAACAGATGTAAACTTAATATTCCAGAGACAATGAAAATATACGATTGCTTTCCCTTTTACAATGAATTAGATTTACTAGACCTACGTTTAGCAGAGTTATACAATCATGTTGATCACTTTGTTATTGTAGAAGCAACTACTACTTTCCAAAGTACTCCTAAGCAGTTATTCCTTAAAGATAACTGGGATCGGTATGCTCAGTATCATGACAAAATGATTCACGTTGTTGTTGATGATGCGCCCGGCGATCCAGATGCTTGGGTAAATGATATCTTCCAACGCAATGCTATCATGCGTGGACTAGATGGAGCAGACCCGGAAGATATTTGTATCATTGGTGATGCAGACGAAATTTTACGTCCAGAAACAATTGATCACATACGAGCTAATCCTAAAGATATCATGGGATTCCGTATGCCGTATTTTAATTTCAAACTTAACTATATGCTAGTTAATAATAATGAAAGTTATCACGTATGGACAGTTGCTTGCCGACGTAAGTTCTTAGAAGCACCAGATGCTTTCCGTGGAACTAGATTTAATTTAACACAGTTACCGATGAATTATGAAGATGACACTATCCGTATGTACGAACATGCAGGATGGCATTTTACCTACCTAGGCGATACAGAGTTTGTTAAGAATAAAATTCGTAGTTTTGCACACACAGAATTAAACAATGATCAAGTATTAAGCAACATTGATGTGGATGCTATGATCGCACGTGGGGTTGGATTCAATCCACAAGACCCTAGGCCGTTTACACCAGTTGCAGTTGATGATTACTTTCCACGTACAGTAGTAGACAACCTAGCGCAGTATCAAGATAAAATTATTTCTGGGGTTACAAAAAGTGCCCGTGAACTTTTTAGCTAATAAATAGTAGTATCAAATAATAACGGAGTTCAAATGACAAAAAGAGTGTTAATCACTGGCGGTGCTGGCTTTATTGCACACCACGTAATCGAGCGTATCTTACGCACAACAGATTGGGAAATTGTAAGTCTAGATCGTTTAGACTTTAGCGGTAACTTAAACCGCCTTGCTGATATGATGCAAGACATTCCTAAAGATCAGCAAAATCGTTTAAAAATTGTATGGCATGATCTTAAAGCAGAAATCAATCCGCTTACTGCCGCAATGATTGGCGATATCAATATTGTACTACACTTGGCCGCAGGTAGCCACGTAGACCGTAGTATTGAATTCCCAATGGAATTTGTTATGGACAACGTGGTTGGCACAACCAACTTGCTACAGTATGCACGTACACTACCTAACCTAGATCGCTTTGTTTATTTCTCAACAGATGAAGTATTTGGTCCAGCACCAGAAGGTGTTAATTACGCTGAGTATGATCGTTACAACTCAACAAACCCTTACTCAGCATCAAAAGCGGCCGCAGAAGAAATTTGCGTAGCGTTTGAAAACACCTACAAGTTACCTATTGTAGTTACACATACTATGAATGTGTTTGGCGAACGTCAACATCCGGAGAAGTTTATCCCGATGGTAATCCAAAAAGCACGTGATGGTGAAGTTGTTACTGTACACAGTGATCCAAGCAAAACTATCGCAGGTTCACGTCATTACATCCACGCCAAAGATGTAGCAGATGGCCTAATGTTTATTCTTGAGAACTTACAAGACTACAAGCATACAGGTGATTACGGCGGAGCCAAGTGTCCTAAGTTTAACCTGGTCGGGCCAGAAGAAATCGATAACCTAACACTTGCTAAAATGATTGCTGCGGCAGTAGGTAATGAACTACAGTATGAAATGACCGACTTCCATTCAAGCCGTCCTGGGCATGACTTGCGTTACGCACTCAGTGGCGAATTGTTAAAGAGCCTAGGTTGGGAACCAAAGATCAAGTTCAGTGAACGTGTTAAAGAAGTAGTTGAATGGACATTAGTTAATACTCGTTGGTTGCGTAAATGATCAAACACGCATTTATCGTAACCAGTGCAGTCAACAGTAAGTTTGGCGTATTCAAACCCGAAGAACGGTTGCAACAAACCATTGACACAATTAACAGTATCAAGTCTAAGATTCCTACTGCTCTTATTGTTATTATGGAATGTTGCGGAGAACCAATCAAGCCTACACAAGAAGCTATTCTACGTAGTAACTGTGATGTATTTGTTGATTACAGTCAGGACGAAGAAGTACAAGCATTGTATGATAACGATAACTGGGACGTAGTAAAGAACGGAACAGAAATCATGTGTTTTGGTCGTGCATTGGCTGTATTAGCGCATGAAGGACTTTTTGCTAATATTGATCGTATACACAAGATGTCTGGTCGATATATTCTTAACGATATGTTTGATGTAGAAACATACGAACAGTCTGATGTGCAGGATAAAATTGTTATTGGACCAAAATACAAAAGCCAATTCCCGCCAGAAATAACACAGGTGCCATTTCAATACATGGCTCGCTTATGGTCTTGGCCAACTAGTCGTGTAGATGAAGTTGTTAAGGTATACGGAGATTCATTTATTTTCTTTGCTGAACGTTTAAGTCAAGGCGGTTATGTGGACATTGAACACGTGCTTGCTAAATTCTTAGATCCTGCAAATGTTCACGAAATTGCCAATCTTGGTGTGGAAGGACAAATTGCACCAAATGGAACACCTATTAAGAACTAATGGAAGATTGTACACAAATTACAGAATGTCTTGCATGTGGCGGCAATGATCTAGTATTGACATTAGATTTACAAGATCAGCCACTGGCAAATAACTTCCAGGAACATGCCGGAGTTCTAGATACAGATTTATGGTTCCCACTTGCAATTAACCGTTGCACTAACTGTAACCACCTACAACTTACACATGCAGTTAACCCTGCACTAATCTACACACACTATCTATATGTTAGCGGAACTAGCGGCACCTACGTAGAGTACATGGATTGGTACGCCAATTTTGTGCGTGAGCAATTTGATCGTTGGCCCGATGGCGGAGTATTGGACATTGGCTGTAATGATGGTAGTCAACTTAACGCATTTAAAAAGATCAAATTACAAACATTTGGGGTAGATCCAGCAACTAACTTACACGCTAAGTCAAGTGCTAACCACAATGTGGTACTGGGATTCTGGGACGAAGATAGTGCAGGTAAGTTAGGTAGAGACTTTGATATTATTACTACACAAAATTCATTTGCTCATATTCCTGATCCACTTGCATATTTACGTCTTGCCCGGGATTATTTACGTAACGATGGCAAGATCTTTATTAGCACAAGTCAAGCAGACATGGTGCCAAATGGAGAGTTTGACACTATCTATCACGAGCATATTAGTTATTACAATGCGTATAGCATGAAGTGTTTAGCAGAACGTGCCGGCTTGTATTTGAATGATGTAATTAAAACTCCTATCCACGGAACTAGTTATATCTTTATCTTATCCAAGAAAGCTACAGAACAAGCACGTGTAGAAAACATCCTTGCAAATGAACGAGCACTTGGATTACAAACGCCTGAAACCTATACCAAGTGGGCAGAAGGTGTAAACAAACTAATCACTCGACTTAAAGATCAACTTGACGAATATCGTCATCACGGATATCATATTGTTGGGTACGGCGCTGCTGCTAAAGGTATGACCTTAATCAATGCAAGCGACATTTATTTAGATGCGGTTGTTGATGATAACCCCTTGAAACAAGGCCTATTCTGTCCAGGTACAACTATTCCAGTAGTTAGTTCTGATTATATCAAGGGCATTCGCAACAAGGACAGCGTGATATTCGTCCCGCTTGCGTGGAATGTTTATAACGAGATTGTCAAGAAGATTCGCAATATACGTGATAACGAAAACGATTTGTTTATTAAATACTTTCCCACAATAACACACGAATCTTTTTAAATAATATGAAATTAGAAAAACCCATTAACATTCTTGTACAAAGACGTGCTGCCATTGGTGACGTTATTATGACTACAGGCGTTGTGCGTGAGTTAAAACGTAAGTTTGGAGATGATGCTCAAATTGATATTGCTACAGATTTTGCGGAACCATATCGCAATAATCCGCATATTAGAAATATATTCCCGGTTGATCAGATTCCAGATGTAAAAAGCCGATGGGATTTATATTTTAATTTAGATGATGCATACGAGCTCAATCCTACTGAACACTATGTAAAGAACTATTTTTATCGCGTGTTTGCAGATACTACTCGCAATATGGCTGTAGAACTATTCCCCACAGAAGAAGATAAGATTGCTGTAGACGCAGACTTAAAAGAAATTGGTACCAAGTTTATTGTTGTTCACATGCGTAATTGGCACTGGACTGCAAAGAACATTAGTATGGATGTATGGTTAGAAGTATTTGGCAAACTGTTTGAAGCTTGTGCAGACTTTAAAGTAGTATGTGTGGGCGGCACAACAGATCATTGGGTAGATCATCCCTTGTTTGTTGATCTACGTGGTCAATACAATAGTCAGCAAATTAAGTATCTATGCGATCATGCCAAGGCATTTGTTGGTATTGATAGCGGGCCATTCCATTGTGCCGCAGCAAGTAGCACTCACATCATTGCTTTACTAACGCACTTAGATCCCGATGTTATTATTCCACAACGTCGACATGAAGATGGATATCATACTACTGCTATTCCAACAGAAGAAGACTGCCGAGGCTGTAATCGAGATCAAGCCCGCCCTGTACGTCAGTTAGTATGCAAAAAAGGTAACACACCTTGCAATAACAATTTTGATACAGATGTAATAGCACAAGCAATTTTAAGACAACTATGAAAAACATTACCTTAGTAGCAATTGAATTCCAGTGGTATGATTTAACTCGTCACGCAATTGAACACAGTTTAAAACACATTGATCCAAAAGAAATATTAGTTATCAGTGATCGAGAAATTTATCCTGGTGCCAAGCATATCATTGTACCACCGGTTGCCAACATTAGCGAGTATGCTGATATCATGCTTAAAGGTACTGCTGAACACGTTGATACTAGCCATGCGCTATATGTACAATGGGATGGCATGGCAAACGATAGCGAACTATGGTTAGATCACTTTATGGAGTTTGACTATATCGGTGCACCTTGGCCATGGGAACAAGAAGGACGTAACGTTGGCAATGGTGGCTTTAGTTTACGCAGTAAGAAACTATTAGATGCTTGCCAGGATCCCGCTATCAGTTTAACCCCAGAAGAATCTGTTGCAGAAGATAATATTATTGGCAAAACTAAAAGAGCATACTTAGAAGAACAATACGGCATACAGTTTGCTCCTACCACAGTAGCACAGCAATTTAGTTTTGAATTAGGCACATACAAGCCAAGTTTTGGATTCCACGGACTTTGGAACATATTTAACTTTATGCCTGACGCAGATATGGATTACTTCATGCCCAAGATTAACTATGCAGGATGGAACATTTATAAATGGCACCATGTACTTGCCGCAGTTATACGTAGAAATCGCATGGATATCTATGAGTACATGATAGATCAACTAGTTAAGAATAGTCCAGACCTACTAGACGGTGTTGCACAATGGTTAGAGCGTGATGCCCAAAATCCACAAACTAACTTAGTTATTAATTGACATACAGCAGTTTTTCGTAGTACAATAACACAAATCATTTATTTTATTAAAAGGAGTTCATAATGAATCTTAAACCTCTATCCGACAGAGTTGTAGTTCGCAGAGTCGACAGCGAAACAGTAACTAAAGGTGGTATCTTTATTCCTGACGCCGCCGCAGAAAAAGCAGATCAAGGTACAGTACTAGCAGTAGGTCCGGGCAAACGTAACAAAGAAACAAGTGAATTAATTGCACTTGATGTTGCTGTTAACGATCGTGTATTGTTTGGCAAGTTTTCTGGTCAGACTGTCAAGATTGACGGAGAAGAATTATTGATTTTAAAAGAGGAAGACATCCTCGGCGTTATCACACTAGGAGAATAAGACATGGCTTCAAAAGACGTACAATTTGGGAATGATTCCCGTAGTAAAATGGTTGAGGGTGTAAACATCCTTGCAAACGCAGTCAAGGTAACTCTGGGACCTAAGGGTCGTAATGTAGTTATTGAACGTAGCTTTGGTGGTCCTCACATTACTAAGGACGGTGTAACTGTTGCAAAAGAAATTGAATTAAAAGATAAGTTGCAAAACATGGGCGCACAGATGGTCAAAGAAGTGGCAAGTAAAACCGCAGGCGACGCCGGCGATGGTACTACTACTGCTACAGTATTGGCACAGGCCATTGTTAAAGAAGGCATGAAGTATGTTACTGCTGGCTTGAATCCAATGGACTTGAAACGTGGTATTGACAAAGCTACTACAGCGGCAATCGATGCGTTGACTGCTATCAGCAAACCTTGCGAAACAGATGCAGAAATTGCACAAGTAGGTACTATCAGTGCTAACTCAGATGCAAGCATTGGTCAGATGATTGCTGATGCTATGGCCAAGGTAGGCAAAGAAGGCGTTATCACTGTTGAAGATGGCAACTCACTACAAAACGAATTAGACGTTGTAGAAGGTATGCAGTTTGACCGTGGTTACTTGAGCCCATACTTTATCAACAACCAAGAGAAACAAATTGTTGAATTAGACAATCCGTTTGTTTTGTTGTTTGACAAAAAGATCACAAACATCCGCGATATGATTCCAGTACTGGAAGCAGTAAGCAAAGCAGGCAAACCATTGCTTATCGTTGCAGAAGATGTTGAAGGTGAAGCACTAGCAACTCTAGTAGTAAACAACATGCGTGGTACTGTCAAGACCTGTGCTATCAAAGCACCTGGATTTGGCGATCGTCGTAAAGCTATGTTGGAAGACTTGGCTATCTTAACTGGTGGTAAAGTTATTGCCGAAGAATTGGGCTTTACCTTAGATAAAGTAACTGCTGAAGATTTAGGTATGGCAGGCCGTGTAGAAATCAGCAAAGACAACACTATCATTATTGATGGTGCCGGTGATCCAGACGCAATTGAAGCACGTGTTAAAGCGATCCGTGTACAAGCAGAAGAAGCTACTAGCGAATACGACAAAGAAAAATTGCAAGAACGTGTTGCTAAATTAGCAGGCGGTGTTGCAGTAATCAAGGTCGGTGGTGCCACTGAAGTAGAGGTTAAAGAAAAGAAAGACCGCATTGATGATGCATTACACGCTACTAAAGCAGCTGTTCAGGACGGTATTGTGCCCGGCGGCGGTGTAGCATTGGTTCGTGCTAAACAAGCCATCAGTGGATTAGTTGGTGCAAATGCAGATCAACAAGCTGGTATCAACATTGTGCTACGTGCAATGGAAGAACCGCTACGTTGCATAGTTAACAATGCAGGCGAATCGGCTGATGTAGTACTAGCGGCTGTTCTTGCTGGTACAGGTAACTATGGTTACAATGCCGCAACAGAACAATATGTAGACATGCTTGCTGATGGTGTTATTGATCCAACCAAGGTAGCTAAGACAGCATTAGTAAACGCCGCATCAGTAGCAGGTTTGTTGTTGACCACGGAATGTGCTATTTACGATCTTCCTAAGGATCCTAATAATCCACAGCCACAAATGCCTGGCATGATGTAAGTTAGTAGGTACTAACATTAAACCCACTTCGGTGGGTTTTTTGTTGACCAAAAATACTCAAAATAGTACAATAGCAGTATTATGAAAATCGTAAAGCTAAACCGCAGACACACAGCCTTTAAAAAATGGGGCTTCCCAATTGGCATACGGTTTGATGCCTGGGA